ACTGAAGCTACCTTGTTTGAGCAGTACGGAAGTGACCCCGACGCTATGATTTCTGATCTGCAGCGGGAAGCCATGATAGCTATCAAAGTGGCCGAATACATGATAGAGATGAAAAGTACGCAAACAGAGCTTTCAGGCGAAGGCACTGGGGAAGACCCTGTAATAGCGCTTAAAGCGCAAGAGTTACAGCAACGTGCGGCGAACGATCAAGCAGAGATTGCTCTAAAAGAGCAGGGTATCCAAGTTGATCAAGCAAGAATCGCGCAAAACGCTCAAGGTAATGAGGCACGGATTGAGTCACAACAACAAATTGCACAGTTGCGTGCGGATGTGGCACGTGAAAGAATCAATACGCCAAGTAAACTTTAGGAGATAAATATGGCACGCTCAATGGCTCGTGATAAAAAAGTTCTACGCAACCTAGATGATGAAATTTACCGTATTGCCCCTAAAACCTACGCCAAAGGCGCGGAAGGAAAGGACGCACGCGAAGAATATGGACGAATTAACCGCGAAAAGCGTTTTGAAAAGAACCAAATGAACAGAATGGCAACAGGCGGCGCGGTTAAAAGCAAGAAAATGAGAACTGTACAGGCTCGTGGTGGTGGCATAGCCAAAAGAGGCAATGGCCCCACGTATTTGTGTTAATGGAGAATAAGAATGCCTTTAAAACGGGGTTCTAGTCAAAAAACCATCTCAAGTAACATTAGAACAGAGATGCAGGCAGGAAAGCCGCGCAATCAAGCGATGGCGATTGCGCTTAGTACTGCCAAAAGAACTAAAAAACCTAAAAAAGCAGCCAAAGGTGGTTCAATTACCGCCAAAGGCTCTTCCAAAAAAAGCACAGGTGGCCGCACGGCTAAAAAGCCTGCTAGAATAGTAAAAAAACGTGATGGGAATAACCCAGTAAAGATTTATTAAGCAAGCCCCCAGACAGTGGCTATTAACCGTCTGCTCTCATGGAAAAACGACCATGCTAGAATTCGCTGAAAGCGTATTGAACGACATTAGAAAATTACAGGCAGACTCCGAGGCCATTGTATTAAATGGCACATTGAAAGATATGGAGCGCTACCGTTTTCTTATGGGCCGTCTGGAAGGTATAAAGCTTGTGGATCAAATTATCCGAGATAGAGCGGGTAAACATTCAGAAGATTTTTAAACCCCAGAGAAAGCCTATGAAAGTTGAAAAGAAACTAACTCCTCTTGAAGAGAAGTGGGAAGAAGAAAAGTTGGCTGATGCCAATAAGAAACCCACTCTCGACGATGCGTACACCGCTGATGGCAAAGTCCACCATAAAGGCTTGGCCAATTCTATTCTTGACCTTATCCCTCAACCTACTGGCTGGCGTATTGCCATTCTTCCTTATCGTGGAGCAAAAACCACTAAAGGCGGGATTGTGTTAGCGGATGAAACGCGCCAGCGCACTCAATTAGCTACTAATGTTGGCTATGTCCTCAAAGTAGGCGCTTTGGCCTATGCTGATGAATCTAAGTTTCCTGCGGGACCTTGGTGTAAAGAAGGCGATTGGGTAATTTTTGGAAGATACGCAGGCTCTCGTATTCAGATTGATGGTGGCGAGATTCGTTTATTAAATGATGATGAAGTTTTGGGGCTCGTAAATGACCCTGATGACATTCTACACATGTGAAAGAGGATAAATCGATGGCTGAACCATTAAATCAGGAATTAGAATTCGACGTTGGCGAAGACGACCAAGAAGAAACCACTGTTGAAATGAACGAGGATGGCACGGACGCTCAGGTGGCGACCGAAGAAGAAATAGTAGTTGAAGAAACTAAAAAAGGAGCTGCTCCACAAACAGAAGAGTTAGAAAAATATTCTGGGAAAGTAAAAAAACGTATTGATAAGCTAACCGCGCGCTTGCGAGAAACGCAGCGGCGTGAAGAAGCGGCGGTCGCTTTTGCTAAAAACGTGCAGATGGAAAATCAGACGCTTCAACAGAAGAATCATAAAACGGATGGTGAACGGTTACACGAAGCACAAGGGCGCATTACTTCTCACGCTCTGGCCTTGAAACAAGTGATTAAAAAGGCAAGAGAAGAGGGGGATATAGACACGGAAACTGAGGCCCAACAGCGGTTAACAGCCGCCATGATGGAGCAACAACGGGTTCAAGAGTCAACGGCACGCCGCCAACACCAACCCCAGATACAACCCACAGCTCCTGTGGCCCCACCTCCTCCACCACCCCAATCCGACCTTAAAGCAGAGGAATGGGCTGAAGGAAATGAATGGTTTGGAACGAATACTGTGATGACCCATGCAGTTCGGGGCATTCATATAGACCTAGTTCAAAAAGAAGGGTTTGACCCTAGTACAGATGAGTACTATGATGAGATAGACCGTAGAATTCGGGGGATATTTCCTAATGAATTTGAACCCACGCCTACGCAACCCAACAACAGGAAGCGCCGACCCGTGCAGCCGGTAGCTCCTGCAACCCGATCTTCGGGTGTCAACAACTCAGCACGCCGCACTGTGAGGTTAAGTCCAAGTCAGGTTGCGATTGCGAAAAGAATAGGGGTTCCCCTTGAAGAATATGCTAAACATGTTAAGGAGTAACAGATGACCGAAGCTACTGATGTGCCAAAATTAAAACGCAGTGCTCGTGATAGCGAAACACGAGAAACCACTGCGCGCCGTAAAGCTTGGGCTCCTCCTTCACGACTCGACGCTCCTCCTCCCCCTCCGGGCTTTAAGCATCGGTGGATTAGGACCGAATCCGGCGGGATAGATGATCGCGTAAATGTGGCAGCGAAACTCCGTGAGGGGTACGAACTGGTACGCGCGGACGAATATCCTGACTTTGACTCTGGTGTTCAAGAAGATGGCAAACATGCAGGCGTGATTAGCGTCGGCGGATTGGTATTAGCAAGAATTCCAGAAGAGACTGCGAAGGAACGTCAAGAATACTACACTTCAAGAACCCATGACCAAATCAAGGCTGCTGACAATGACTTGTTGAAGTCGAATGCGAATTCGTCTATGAAAATCAACGCGCCAGAACGGCAATCTAAAGTAAGCATTGGCGGCCCTCGCGGCGCTGGCGCTGAATAACTTAATTAAAGGACAAATATCATGGCTAATGTTGATAAGCCCTTTGGGCTTCGTCCGCTCGGTAATCTTGCTGGCACTGGTGGTCAAAAACAGTACGGTTATCAAATTGCGGACAACCAAGCAGGAGCTATTTTCCAAGGTGATTTAGTTACTTTGAAAGATGGCTACATTCTCCAGTTCAACCCGGCTTCTCATACGGCTGCGGTAGGCGTGTTTAACGGTTGTTTTTACAACGACCCAACCACACAAAAACCGACTTGGAAGAACTACTACCCCGGTTCGATTAACATCACTCAAGGCACAATTGTGGCCGAGGTGCTTGATGATCCAAGCCAAATGTTTATTATCCAAAACGACGGCACTTCAGCTCAAGCCAATTATGGCAAGAACGCTGATATTGTTGTGGGCACTGGTAATACCGTTACTGGCCTTTCGGCTAACGAGATAAACACAGGAACTATCGCTACAACAGCAGCTTTAAATCTTAAACTGATTGGACTTTGGGATGTTCCCAATAACGCCATTGGTTTAAATGCTGTAGTGGTAGTTAAAATTAACGAGCATCTCTACGGCTCTTCCGGCGTAATAGGCCAATAGGAGAATAGATCATGGCTATTTCAAGAGCCCAATTAGTAAAAGAGTTGGAGCCGGGTCTAAACGCTTTGTTTGGTCTGGAATACAACACGTATGACCAAGAGCACACTGAAATCTATGAAGTCGAGTCTTCGGACCGCGCCTTTGAAGAAGAAGTAATGCTTTCTGGTTTTGGTGAAGCACCTGTTAAGTCTGAAGGCTCTGGCGTTGCATACGACCAAGCGCAAGAAGTCTATACAGCTCGTTATACCAACGAAACGGTAGCGCTTGCTTTCTCCTTAACAGAAGAAGCGGTCGAAGATAATTTGTATGACAAGTTATCTGCGCGCTATACCAAAGCCCTTGCACGTTCAATGGCTACCACTAAGCAGATTAAAGGAGCGGCTATTTTAAATGGCGCGTTTACTACATCACTTGGTGGCGATGGAGCCTTTTTGTGTGCACTCGATCACCCTACTCTTAATGGTCCTGACCTTAAGAATAAGTTGACTGTTGCGGCAGACCTTACCGAAACTTCCCTTGAGCAAGCTCTGATTGACATCGCTGCGTTTACCGACGAGCGTGGTCTTAAGATCGCAGTTCAAGGAAATAGGCTGATTGTTCCTAAAGAGCTTCAGTTCACGGCGGATCGCATCTTGAAGTCTACTCTGCGGGTTGGAACAGCAGATAATGACATCAACGCTATTCGTAACATGGGTATGGTTCCACAAGGGTATGCGGTAAATCACTACCTCACAGACCCTGACGCTTGGTTCGTCATTACAGATGCGCCAAACGGTATGAAGATGTTTAACCGTGTTTCTCTTTCAACTGGTTTTGAAGGCGAATTCAACACAGGTAACGTCCGATACAAGGCTCGTGAGCGCTATAGCTTTGGCTTTAGTGATCCACGGGGTATTTTTGGATCACCCGGCACTCCATAAAAAGAGAACGGGTAAGGAAAAAGGAAGCTTCGGCTTCCTTTTTTTATGGGTTAATTAAATTGACACACCTTTCTTTTACAGCTACTTTAAAAAGGCTTTAATCCCTTAAGAATCTTAGCCCGTAGTGATGCGGGCTTTTTTTGTGGATAAAAGGGGGAAGTGGTATATACTTAATTCAATCCGGGGCTAACCCGCGCTTCTGACCGCCCCCGGCGGACGACATGCAGACAGAGCGCTAAAACTCGCATGTGAGGAATCTCAAATGGCTAAGACCACATTTTCAGGTCCAGTAATATCGTTATCAGGCTTTGTACCGCGCGGATATAAAAACCAAGTTGTTCTAACAGGGACGGCCAATACTCTTTCTGTTTTACCCTATGTAAACAGCACCACAGGTGCTCAAATAACGGGAAATGCAGGTAAAATGAACCTGTTTAACGACACTTTGGCCGGAGGAGGAGGCACAATTACTTTACCTGCTTTAAAAGACACCACCCCGGAAGACCCGACAAGTCCTGACCAACAAAACGATTTTGGGGCAGTCATATCTCTTTATTTAGCTCAAGATTTAGCTAATGATCTAGTAATAAGTTCTGCCGCAGGCGATGTACTGACAGGTACTGCTTTAATGATAGGAGCAGCAGGAGCTGTAACAGGTTTTGCTGCCAATGCTGCCGGAAACAATAATACTATTACGCTGAATGGGTCCACTAAAGGTGGTCTTATAGATACGGAAATTCATATCATGGCGGTTAGTACAGATACTTGGTACATCAATATGGTCGGAATGGGTTCAGGAACTACTTTAACTCCTTTTAGTACCGTATAAACTTTAACTTAACGAGGAAAGATCATGGCTAATAATATAGGACTTTGGGGCGTTCCCCTTCCAGCAGATAAAGACAAAGCAGCCCCTAAAAAGACACCAGCAAAAAAGAAAGCTGCTAAATAGTCTTTATAGGAGGCGACTATGAGTGCAAGTAATATTTCAGCGGTAACTAAAAGCGCGTCGGCAGCAGCGGTTTCTGGTCGATCTCGGTTGATGGGGGTTTATTTTGTAAACCTTGTAACAAGTGGATCGAACACGCAAGGCTCCGTAAATATTAGGAATGGGGCGGCTGTTAGTGACACTATTCTTTTTACATTAAATGCTTCGACAGCAGCGGCTGGAACAAGCATAGATATACCGGACGGTGGAATGGTTTTTAGCGGCGGAATGTATATTGATATTCCTACCCTAACTCCCACGAACTCTATAACTCACGTGACCTTGTTGTTTGAAGGCGGGGTGGCAGCGTAATGGCGACTGATAAAAATTGGATTCAGAAAGCCATTAAAAACCCCGGTGCGTTACGAAAAAAAGCTGGGGTAAAGGCTGGTAAAAAAATATCCGGTAAAGAGTTGACTAAACTGTCTAAGTCTAAAAATCCAACGACAAGGAAACAAGCGAATCTTGCTAAAACCCTTAAGAAAATGAAGGTAGGGGGCACGGTCAAGAAACGAACAACTACACGAAAACCGAAGAGGTGACACAATGGCAGGACGTGGAATGGGAGCCGCCACCCAAGGCGGAGGGGCAGTAAGAAGTGGCCCTAGAAATAAGGTGCTAAAAACTAGAAACAAAACTACTGGCATCCCCATGTATAAGGATGGTGGAGCTGTAAAGAAAAAGGCTAAGTAGGAATGGGGTCTTCAGGAACAACAGATTTTAACCTTTCAATCGACGAAGTTGTTGAAGAAGCGTTTGAGCGCTGTGGTATGCAAATGACGGCTGGTTATCAGCTTAAGTCTGCCACCCGCTCTTTAAACCTGTTGTTTTTGGATTGGGCGAACAGGGGTCTAAACCTGTGGACGATTGAGTCGGCAACTCATGCTTTGGTAAAAGGAGATAAAGAAGTAGCTCCCGGCGCAGATACAGTAAACGTGCTGTCTGCTGTCATCCGCGAAACAACCAATGGACAACAACAAGACGTAAGTATTTCGAGAATTAGTCGATCTGAATATTTAAACGTGCCCAACAAGCTAAGTGAAGCACGACCCACTCAATACTATGTTCAACGCACAATCACGCCTACGATTTTTTTGTGGCCTGCGGCAGACAAAGCCTACACGCTGGTCTATTACCGAATTAAACGCATAGAAGATGCGGGCGAATACACTAATACTACCGATGTAAATTTTAGGTTTTTGCCTTGCTTGGCGTCTGGGCTTGCGTACATGCTCTCGTTAAAATATGCGGCAGATCGCACCGCGCCGCTGAAACAAATATACGAAGAAGATTTCCTGCGGGCAGCTAACGAAGATAGGGACACCGCCAGCGTTCATTTTGTTCCAAGCGTGGGGCAATAAATGGCTTACGCAACGGGAAGATACGCCGTAGCAATATGTGATTATTGCGGGTTTCAGTATCCTTATCAGGAACTTAGGAAAAACTGGAAAGGATTTATGGTCTGTCCACAAGACTATGAACCTAAGTCTCCGCAAATAGAACCTT